TGGAAACTATGAAAGACGGAACTGATCCTGCATGTTTTAATCATAGGACGCAAACGATTAAAGGAACGGGCCTTAAAATCCAACTACTTTAGGAGTAAAAATCATGGCACAAGTCACTTACCGTGGTGTTAAGTATAACACCGATGACAGCAAAACCTGTCAGAAGCAAGTCTCTGAATTAGTATACAGAGGCATCAAGCATACAGAGTCTAAGACTGTGTGTGCAAAGTGATCTAGATCTTACTTGATTTAAAACCAGGGTTTACACCCTGGTTTTTTTGTATTATAATACATATCATATAAAGGGTTTACTCATGAGAGAACAATTGATCAGAGCCCTCCTGGCACATGCTCAAGGAGAAATTGAAAAGCACAAAGCAAATGTAGAAATCTATCTTACTAATCCTGTAGGTATTGGTGAGCATTCAGATATTACTGGTGCCATTGGTGAGGAGTTAGATAAGATTGCACGATATCATGATCAAATAGAAGTACTCACTAAGTATTTTAAAAAGTAATGGATAGAGAAAAACTAAAACTTATTGTTAAAAATCTTAAACTTTTGGTGGAGTCTTTGGAGTCTGAAGTTTATTCAGATGTTGATGCATATAAGTATGAAAATTATAAGAATATGCTTCCAGAGATTGGTGATTATGATGAAGTTTTTGATGATGATGATGGATACCCGGATTAAATGACAAAAGTTATTTGTGTTCCTACTGATATTAATGTAGATAAACTTGCCAAAAAGATTCTTAATAATGAACCTAAGATCATAAAAAAGTATCCTGCTAAAGGTATTGATCTTAAATATGATTTTGATGGTAATACTGGTCTAGGTTCTAATTCTTTAACATCTAGATCATGTCATTTTAATATTTTGGATTGGTGGGGAACAGGATCTTTAAGAAGGTGGATGCGTGATGGGTATGAGAAGTATCATAATATCCAAGACACACCATTATATGTCCAATGTTGGGCTAATGTAATGAGAAAAGGTGATCAAATAAAATCTCATAAACATGAATCAAGGGATGGAGTTAGTCCCATTAAACATCTTTGTGGTCATCTCTCTGTTCAAGTTGATGGTTCTACCTCTACGTATTATGACGGTAGTCCTATTTTAAATAAAAATGGCCAGATGACTTTCTTTCCTGCACATACATTTCATTGGACTGATAGATATGAGAATAATAGTGAAAGAATCACAGTAGCATTTGACATACTTAGTGGGGAATTTTATAATGAGGATATATTTGATCAATATAAAAAACATTGGGTTAAAATATGACACAGAATGTTAGATTAGTAAGTGTTACTCCTGATGCGGAGAAGCACATGGCATATGTTGCTCGCGTGAGTAACCCTAAGAACCAGGACAATGAAAAGTTTGCTGGTCTGTTAAAGTATTGTATTCAGCATGGACACTGGAGCGTCTTTGAGCAGGCACATATGACGGTAGAGATCAATACTACCAGAGGACTTGCTGCACAGATCCTACGGCATCGCTCCTTCACCTATCAGGAGTTCTCTCAAAGGTATGCTGATAGTAGTTTGTTAGAAGAGGACATTCCTATTCCTGAATTGAGGAGACAAGATACAAAGAATCGTCAGAACTCTACAGATGATTTGGATCGTAAACTTGTACATGATTATGAGATAGGAATTAGAAAGCATTTTGATAATGCTATGTGGTTGTATAAGGATATGCTAGCCAATGGTGTGGCAAAAGAATCTGCACGGTTTGTATTACCTCTTGCTACTCCTACAAGACTTTATATGACAGGTTCAGTAAGGTCATGGGTGCATTATATTGATTTACGATCTGCACATGGAACACAGAAGGAACATAAGGAGATTGCAGAAGCAGTAAGATGTATTTTTGTATGTCAGTTTCCTACTGTATCTGAAGCACTTGATTGGAAACGTAATGATGAGTGCCCAGAATGTGAGGATCAACCTTCTATTCTCATTCCATAACATAAATAAACTTACAGATTATTACGAATTGTATGGCTACGTATCCTGTTATTCACAAAGAAAGTGGTGAGCAAAAAGAAGTTTCGATGAGTATTACTCAATGGGACCAGTGGAAAGACGATAATCCTGGATGGGATAGAGATTGGTCTGACCCTTCTACAATGCCTGGAGTAGGTGAGGTAGGAGAATGGCAGAACAAACTTGTTGCTAAAAATCCAGGATGGAATGAGGTTCTAGGAAGAGCTGCTAAAATGCCCGGTTCCAAAGTAAAAAAGATCACTTAACTTATGCCACGCAAAAAGAAAACAGATCAACCAATCGGTGTCGGAATGACGGCAAAGCAGATGAAAAGAAAGAAACCAATCAATGCTGATATGATGAGAGAGATTGATCCTCTCACTGACAATCAGAAAGTTTTGTTTGATTCCTATAGTAAGAATCAAAACATTGTTGCATATGGTGCAGCAGGTACTGGTAAAACGTTCATTACACTCTACAACGCACTAAGAGATGTCCTGGATCCAAGCACACCTTACGAAAAAATATATATTGTTAGGTCTCTTGTTGCTACCAGGGAAATTGGCTTTCTTCCTGGTGATCATGAAGATAAGTCCTCACTTTATCAACTTCCATATGTAAGTATGGTAAAGTATATGTTTGAGATGCCTACAGATTCTGAGTTCCAGATGCTCTATGGTAATCTCAAAGCACAGGAGACTATAGACTTCTGGAGCACATCATTCATTCGTGGAACTACCTTAGATAAGGCTGTTATTATTGTTGATGAATTCCAAAACTTGAATTTTCACGAACTTGATAGTATAATGACAAGAGTTGGATCTAATTCCAAGATTTGTTTTTGTGGTGATGCTACTCAGACTGATCTTACTAGAGAAAATGAGAAGAATGGAATCGTTGATTTTATGAAAATTCTAAGGATCATGCCATCGGTTGATACTATTGAATTTCAAATTGGTGATATCGTTCGCTCTGGTATTTGTAGAGAATACCTCATTGCAAAAACGGAACTTAATTTATGACCTTTACTCATTGTAATTTTTTAGGTGAACTTGAACTTGACAAAAAAGAAACTCCCGGGTGTAGACTTTATCAACTCCCAAATGGTAATTGGGTTCCTTCGATCACTTCAGTTACTGGTTTTTATAACAGAGAAGTTTTTGTCGCATGGAGGAAGCGGGTTGGTATTGAGGAAGCTAATCGGATCACGAAAAAAGCAACCTCGCGTGGTACAGATTTCCATGAAGCTGCACAGGCATACTTAATGAATCTTGAGATGGATTGGGATGAATTCCAACCATTGACAAAGTTTATGTTTCATCATTTGAAACCAGAACTTGACAAGATAAATAATATACACGCTATAGAAAGAACTTTATATTCAGAATACCTTGGTCTTGCTGGTAGAGTTGATTGTATAGGTGAATATGACGGCGAGTTAGCAGTAATAGACTTTAAAACATCCACAAAAATTAAACCCGAAAAATGGGTAGAGAATTATTTTGTACAAGAAATGTTTTATGCTTCGGCATACTATGAACTAACAGGTATTCCTGTCAAAAAACTTATTACTTTAATGGTAACACCAGAAGGTGAAGTTAAAGTATTTGACAAAAGGAATAAAGAGGATTATATTAAGTTATTAGTTCGTTATATTAAAAAATTTGTATCTCACAATCTTAGGTCAGAAAATGGAGAATGAACTAGAAAAAGTATTGGAGAAGAAGTTTTATTGTCCATCTAGATTTACTCAAGAGATTGAGAATGTTGTTGTGAACAATAGTAATATGTCTTACATAGATGCTGTTGTTTATTTTTGTGAAAAGAATAGTATAGATGTTGAGTCAGTATCTAAATTGATATCCAAACCTCTTAAAGAGAAACTCAAGTATGAAGCAATGGAACTTAATTTTTTAAAGAAAAGTTCTCGTGCTAAATTGCCACTATGATAGATCCAGACGATAATCCGTTTTGGGGTGAACCAACACCCACTGATCTCTGGGAAGATATGGCTAAACTTAATGCTTTGTATGAGGAATTGGATTGGAGTCATAGAGATTATCTTGAGATTTCAATTGAAGGTAATCATATTGTTATTAGAAATAAATCTAAAGAGGGTAGATGAATGAATGATCCTTTGGTTATGAAAAAGTTAAAGCAGGATTGTCCTGTAATGGTGATTAAGATTCCCCCACAGATTATGAGGGAACTTGATGTATGGGTAAAGGAAGGTAAGAAGTTTAAGAGTAGTCCATTAGCAGCACTAAAAGCCCATGAGAATGTAGGGTATCTTGCTAGTGATGGAAAGAAGCATAATTCATATCAGTGTTCTATTTCACCTCATCTTATTGAACAATCTTTTTGGTTAGCATGGGTGCTACGATTGACTGCAAAGTACTGGGGTATGGGATCAATGCATCGTGATTTTGCTTTGAGAAAATGGGATGGTCATTTTGATTCCTATGATATATGGACTAACTTTGCATATAAAGGAGATGATAATCCAACACATAATCATGCTGGATTACTGTCAGGTGTAATCTATTATAAGAACCATAATCATCCTACTATTTTTAATGATTATGATGTTGGTTATGAAGGATTGGATGGTACAATGGTAATGTTTCCTGCATCTACTTGGCATCATGTAGAACCACAGACTGTTAATAAAGAAAGAATTACTCTTGCATTTAATATAATTAAAGGTCAATCTAAACTTAGTGTTGAACAAAAATGATGATAACTAAATCTGAATTAATGCACTATCGTCTTCAAGCAATACTGAGAGAAGATGATGGTTTAGATATGGAGTATCTTGGTGAGCGTGTAAGCTATAAGACAGGTGAGATGGTTCCTTGGTATCGTTTAGGAAATGCAGAAGTTCCTGTAGATGCTATTGGTGAATTGGAGTGTGTAGAAGAAGAGGATGATGCCGTTTGATGCCTACCGTTGTTATCTGTCTCTGAAGAATCACTTTACTAAAGATCATTATGATTATATAAAGTATCGTGGTAAGACCAGAGCAACAGTTAAAGCCTTCTATAAGAGGAAGGATAGATTTTGGTTTGAGAAATTTGCACGACAGAAGAATGATAAGGAAGTAGAAGAGTTCTTTGTATCTAATTTTATTGCATGTGATGATCCAGAGTCTCTTTGGATTGGAGAGATCATTCAGAAAGGAGAGGATAGATATAAGTCATGGCAGAAGAGAGTTCAATCATTATCTTATATTTTTAAAGAAGAATCGCAACAGTTATTTGATGAGAGAAAAGTGGATGAGGTCTTTGATTGTTCTAAAGGTCATCCCACTATCTTAAAGAGTTATCTTGGTGGGAATACCTCACTTGAAACTCTAGTAATATGTGATAGAATATTTGAGTATGGAAAGAACTTTGATAAGAAACTTGATGATCCGGTGTGGCAATCCGTAAGCAAGAGAATTAAAAAGTATGATCCTTTCCTAAATATTAATGTACCTAAATTTAAAAAAATCTTGCAAGAGATTGTCCTATGAGCTTTTTTGATTCAGAAGTTGTCCGTGCGGAGATTGCAGAAATTGCAGAACTCCAAGAAGATGTTTACTCAACCATCTTTAAATTTCCATCTTTATCAAAGGAGGATAAGATTGATCATGTTGCAGACCTAGAACGTCTATTAGAGAAACAAAAAATTCTTTATACACGTTTAAGTCTTTCTGATGATCCACAGGCAAAACATATGAAGGAGCAGATTGCAAACTCTGCACTACTCATGGGTCTCCCTGCAAATGTTGACATGAATATTATATTCAATAATATGAATCAGTTACTGAATCATATGCGTCAATTGATTGACATGGATCAATTTCCCTTGTAAAATTATAAGGTACACACAAGCCAAATCTAACAAATCCGAGGTAATCTAATGTCTTTTGCTAATCTAAAAAAGCAATCGTCTCTTGGCTCTTTGACTGCTAAACTAGTCAAGGAAGTCGAGAAAGTTAATAACAGTGGTGGTAACACTGATGACCGTCTATGGAAACCAGAAGTAGATAAAAGCGGTAATGGTTATGCCGTGCTTCGTTTCCTACCTGCTCCTGATGGAGAAGACCTGCCATGGGTAAAACTTTATTCCCATGCATTCCAAGGTCCTGGTGGATGGTATATTGAGAATTCACTTACCACTCTAGGACAGAAAGACCCTGTTACAGAACACAATCGTGAACTGTGGAACAGTGGTAATGAGAAGGACAAAGAAGTTGTTCGTAGGCAGAAGCGTAAGCTATCTTTCTATGCTAACATCTATGTCGTAAAAGATCCTACTAATCCTGACAATGAAGGACAAGTGTTCCTTTATAAGTTTGGTAAGAAGATCTTTGATAAGATTATGGATGTAATGCAACCAGAGTTTGAGGATGAGACACCAATCAATCCATTTGACTTCTGGCAAGGTGCAAACTTCAAGTTGAAGATCGTTAAGAAGGATGGTTATTGGAACTATGATAAGTCAGAGTTTGATTCAGTAGGACCACTGCTTGATGATGACGATGCACTAGAAGCACTGTGGAAGAAGCA